CCATCAGTTACCCTCGATCTCGTATTCAATCATCTGTATGTGCATGGGAGTAGGATCGGGACAAGTGATTGTCGGTACGACCTCTCTACCCCAGCCGTTAATATCGTAAACATCCTCTATTATGCCACTTGTTGGGACAATAGACTCAGGACTTAGCGGTGACGTATCCCCAGCAGGGCCAAACGCCCGGATAGGTACAGGTATATTATCAATGTATATACCGGAAGATTCGTAGACACGTACGTTCATGCGTACGATCTTCTTCAAGCGCATCTGGTTCTGGCCTGAGCCAATGTTTGTGTTCAGTGGCATCGGCTTGATAGTAGTGGTAAACAACAAGCCAACCTCATAATCACCCGAATATTCTTCGTTTGCATCAAGCGTTACCTGATTAGACGATACGGTGCGTGAATCAAGCACATAGTTTTCATCATCAACTAAGACCTGAACCTCTTCGCCATCTAAGTGGTCTAGCCCCGTGATATTAGATCCTGTGCGCGTGCTCTTGACTGAGCAATCAAGCATATAGTCAAAGTCCCAGCGCTCAATGAATCGCTTGTCAGTGCCGTTAATGTCGCGTTCAACAACCATGAACAACTCATCATCAACAACGCAGACGCTTTTGATCTCACCGTCCGTGCTCCATCGCGTAAAGCCGTTAATGTCCTGACTTCTCAAGGTGTTTAAGATCGTGCCGCTTCCATCCGCATTGACTATAAACAGCCAATTAGCGTCATCACTCGCAGTACCCGCTAGGAGCGCCATATCGACGGGCTGGTTGATTAAATGCGAAGCCAGTACCGACCTATCATCCGTGGTGTAAGCGTCCTCATTGAACGAATATAGGAAGCTCAGAAGGGACTTGCCATGACGGTCTACAAATATAGTCGAGCCATCAACATCTTGGACCTCTACATTGCCCGAGCCATGCGATGTCTGTGGTTGGATGTTGATATTTGAAGGTGTGACAGGCCGACTTGTTACAGCAAACTCAGCACCCGAGGTAAATATCTGCAAGTTTCTGCCGGGATATACATCAACAATGTCATTCAGCTTACGAGAGGAGATAGTCGCAAAGATGCCTTCATCGTCGTCGCCTTCATCAATCTCAAAGTCAAAAAATGCGCCTGTCTTAGACATAAAGAGAGACTGCGGCTTTGATTTAGTCCCGCCAAAGATCAAGCGCCCTTCATAAAAACAAACGCTTCTAGGCCATCCCCGGATAGTAGACCAAACGTTTTCTTTTCTTGGGCTACCACTTGCGCTCTTGGTAAACGAAACCGTATTGCTTGCCGCGCCTTCAGTAAAATAGCCAGAGAATAGTTCGAAGTCTTTGGTTGATTCGCCGGATATCGTGATCGTGTATTGTAATGCGCCCGTTCTACTAACAGCCACGCCAGTCTCACCAAAGACAGGCATATCTTGTAGGTTCTTCTGGATGTTGAAAACAGTCGCCGCCTGCTCATCGGCAGTAGAATCACCCGCAAAGGTAATGTTCTTTGACTGTACTGACTCGATATCTACTTGGAATCGGTCGCCCTTTGCCAAGCTACCACCGCCAAGCGTCATTACCTGTACGTCATCGACCGGCGTTGGGCTGTTGGCGTCGTCATAGTCGTATTGAGGAACATTCACAAAAGGAACGTCATCCAATATCCACTCATCGTCGTCGCCCAAATTCACTAGACGCTGAGGTCTTAGATTTTCTTGCACAATGATCATTACATTTTCGATCTGTGCCACCCGAATCTCTTCGGGCTTGCCAACTGCTAGCTTAATATCAGCTACGTAAGTGTTCGGGGTTCGATAGATCCGCAGGTTCTCTTGCGTAAACTCCAGCAGATAATGACGATTATCCTCAACACTGAAGTCTTCGACGCGAGCTTTTGTAAGTACGCCGCTCGGCTTTTGCAGATTGAACCCAGCGAGTGTGACTGTTGCCGCACCAAGATCGTTAGAGCCAATGCGCGCAAGCCGCCAATATCTAGCTGTCTGGTCAACACGCAGTCGAAAGTCTTGCGCCTCTGTGCCAATCAAAGGAACGTCAGCCGCCGTCGTATACGTTACGTCATCATCAGAATATTGAATCTTGAAGAACTCAGACGATCCGGTTGACAGCCTGATTCGCCGGAGATCAGCAAACTGAACTGTTTGCGCCGTGGTCAAATCGTACTTCGCCACTACAAACGGATTGGTTGTGCCAATTGCGCCTGTGGTTGTCGTTGTTACATCCGAGCCATCATTAATTTGCGAGCCACTACCGCCCTCGGGCATCGTCGGTGTGCCTGTTTGGAAGGTCAAACCACCTACGGTTTCACCAATAAACTCAGTACCGGGGCGACGACGCAAGCCACCTTGAGGGACGATCACCACGTTATCAGCCGTCTCAGCCGCTTGATAATACTGATTGATATCAATGCGACCCTTCAGCAGTGGCGATAGTTCACCGCTTACAAAGTTAGACTGTATATAGCGAGTCTTAGCCATTGCGCGTCACTTTTACAAAGAAGTCATCGGTCTGAAGAGTGCAGTTTTTATCTGCCTTCGCTTTGAACTGCGCGGCAGATGTTCTTGTGTCTTCATCTCTTATTGGAAACGAGGTGTATCGAGTAGCCTCAAACGTGCCTGCGAACTGAAAATTCTGTGTAGTAATAAACGGCACTTTGTATTGATTCAGGCCAGAGCCAAGATACAAATCCAATTCGATTTCTGTGTTGTTGCTGGTAGTTGTTGGCTGAACAATAATCCGCATTTCAACCGTATCGCCTACCGATAATTCACTAAAATCAAATGAGCTTGTTGCCGCGTTCCACAAATTAGTCACGCCCAATGGAAGATAGGTGTTAGTAGTAGCTGTACCCAGCGCGTCATTCGGAACTACCGTTAGAACGCCGGCAGTCAGAGTTAGCGTTGAGGCTCTTGAGTCGTCATATACAGCATAACCCGCACTAGTAATCCCGGTTCGCCCTACCGTGACAGACTTCTTGCTAACAGCCGTCACCAATAGCTTATAAACCACGGTCGTATTTATGACGTGGATTACATCATTGACTTGGAACTTTGTAGACGCATCATCGAAATAATTTGCGGCAGTGACCGTCGCTTGAGAGTCCTCAGTGTAGTAGGTGTAAATCCTTGGTGCTGGAGAGGCTCCGCCAACGTGGGAAAGGGTCTCGTTATCAAACGCCATTAGAACCTCACGTTAGTAAATGGGTTGCTTCGTAGTTGCTCCGTTGGGTACTGCTGAGAGTCCGTAAATCGCGCCATACGGGACGCATTTACATAGGCCGCCGCCATCTCACCCCTAGCCGCAGAGCTGTCTCTAATGCTTGCCGCGAAGTCCATAGCCAATGCGTACTCGATCATCTTCGCAAAGTACACAGGCCACTCATCTTCTGGCGTATTTGCAATGTAGTCAGCGTATAGGGCTTGGGTAGAATTGCTGTAAACCTTGTCACCGTATATCTGATAGTTGGAATCAGGTGTCACAGTGATCAAGAACAGCATATCAGTGGGTAGCTGGTAGATACTTTTCCAGCCATTAGGGTCGACAGGTGTATCCGTCAAGCGAGATATCTGTGCCTTCCTACGTGCAAAGCCCCAACGATGCTTTGTTAGCTCGTTTTGGACGATGTTGTCGTAGAGATTGTTGGCTACCGTCTCGCGCCGTGATCCACCCGTCAGCGAATTAATCGGAGTATCCCCGATCAGAATAAGCGCATTGCTAATTAAGTCGATTTTACTCGCCATAACTCACCTGAAAATAGAATGGCCCCCGAAGGGGCCGTGGAACTTAGGCGTCGCCGAGTGCAGTTCCGGAAGCGCAGTCGATTGTGGTGCCGTTGTTAGTCTTCACAAAAGTGATAGTAACAGCCGCCGCATCCGAGTCGCTTACGAAAATGATGTCGTTGACTTCAAGTTCATTGATTGCTGGCAGGAAGTAATCCGAACCAGTAACAGTTGCGATTGAATCAGGTGACGCATAAGCGTAAACCTTCTGTGAATCGCCCATACCGCCAATGCGAGAGAGCTTAGTGTAATCAAATGCCATGACTTAGTTCTCCTTACGCAGTCTTGT